AGTGGTGGAACTGAATCTACAAGTGGAAATTATAAAATCCATACATTTAATAATACTTCAACTTTTACGGTAACTGGTGCTGGTGATGAAACAAATGGTAAGGTTGATTACTTAGTCGTTGCTGGTGGAGGCGGTGGAGGCGGTTTTGCTTCTGGTGACTTCAACAACTTTGGATCTGGTGGAGGTGGTGGTGCTGGTGGTATGCTTGCTGCTGGTGGATATAATTATACTGTTAATGCTACATCATATCCTGTAAGTGTTGGTGGTGGAGGAACTGGAGGAACTGGTAACTCTGCTGGACAACCTGGTGGAAATAGTACCTTTGGATCTGCTATCACTGCTACTGGCGGTGGAGGTGGAGGTCAACAGGATAAACCAGGACAACCTGGTGGATCTGGTGGTGGATCTGGAACTGATGGTGACGGATATAACCAACCTAGAGGAACAGGAACTCCTGGACAAGGATATCCTGGTGGTAGAGGTGCATCTTCACAGAACGGAACTTCTGGAGGAGGTGGTGGAGCATCACAGGCAGGAGAAGATGGATATACACGACCAAACTCCAGACCTGCAAATGGAGGAAATGGAACTGCAAATTCAATTAGCGGTTCTTCGGTAACTTATGCAGGTGGTGGCGGTGGTGCTAATTATCCAGGTGGTCCTCATAACCCTAATGGTGGTTCAGGTGGTGGCGGTAATGGTGCTTTATCTCCTACTGAAAGTGGTTATGCAGGTACTGATGGACTTGGAGGAGGTGGCGGAGGTGCTGCTGACCAAGATCCTCGTCAGTATCCAGAACCAAAAGGCGGTAATGGTGGTAAAGGTATCGTAATCATTAAGTATAAGTATCAGTAAAAACTATGGCACATTTTGCAAAAATCGAAAAAAGAACAGGCACAGTCGTAGATGTTGTTGCTGTTGCCGATAGTGACACACAAACTGCTGCAGGTGTAGAGAAGGAATACATTGGTATTGATTTCCTTAAGAAAGTATTTCCTGATACTGCTGCATTATATGATTGGAGACAAACATCATACAATGCTTATAAAGGTAGGCATAGAAAAGAAGTTGATGGATCCCTTGTGTGGGATCAGAAACCATGTCTAAGAAAGAATTATGCTGCTATTGGTGGAAAATATGATTATATGAGAGATGCTTTTATTGCACCACCTAATAATCCTAACAATCAAGTCCTAAATGAGGATACTTGTCATTGGGATACCATAACACAAGCAAATCAAAAGACTACAAATGAGGGTGGACCCCTTGACTATACGGACACTTCCGACTATAGTGATAACTCTAAGATGACTCCTGCCACGTGGGAGTGGACTAATGAGACAAGAACTTATGTCTCTAAAACTGCTCAAGTTGTAAAACCAGCAGTATATCAGTACAATTCCTCTACTAATACTTGGGAAGCATGACCCTTTAAATTATTATGATTACATCATGGTTTGCGAAAGCGATTTACTTTGAACCGAATATACTTTTAGATAAATTACCTACTTATGAAACTAATATCAAGCAATCACTTGAT